CATATAAACAGACGGGACATTGTCGCCGATCGCCTCAAACGACGCCGCAAGCGCGGCGAAATAGGTCGAATTAAAACCTATCGGCGCCGTAAGGGGCGACGCCGCGCCGATGCACGGGATTGACGACGTAACGTCGTCACCCGTTTTGGCCCGGAGTGTAGCGCCCTCCCACGCGACAGGCGCGTTCTTGCCGCCGATCTGTTTCGCCAGCATTGCAGCGGCCGACAGGCTCTTGACGTCACACGACGCCGAATAGACCGGTAGACGGCTTTCGCCTGATCTTGTCGGCGGAATGACGCGCCGATAGTCGGGGAACGTCCCATCAATGAGTTTTGACACGACTAGGCGCGACCCTATGCGAGCCTGCACGTGCTGGGACGTGATATACAGGAGCGACGCGTCCGCGAGGGCGTCAAGGGCGGCGTTTGGGATGATCGCAGACACGCTAAGGGGCGCCGCCTGATTTTCGCCCGGCCCGACCATGTCCGCGTGCGAGAGCGTCGCGTCGGCCGCGTGATAGGCCGCCAGCCGATGCCCGTCCGTGGCCACCACATCGACGCCGCCGTCGCTGCGAGAGACGATCGCGACCCCGTTGAGGTAGTAGCGCGTCTCCTCGGTCGACACGCAAGGCCGGACGGCCGCGAGCGCCATAGGCCAAGCGGCCATACCTACGTAGACGCCGCCCTCGGCGACCGCGGGCGCCGGCGGATAATCGGCCGCGTCCAGTGTCGGCAGTAGTGTCGGACCGACCCGAAGGCGGACGATGTGCGCGTCGTCTCGCTCGATAGTGATCCGGCCATCATTAAGCTTGACAGCCGCCTTGCACGCTTGCGCGAGTGCGCGCGCGTCGACGCACACCTGAGAGGGGGCGCCGGGTTGGGGCGCGACGTAGCCGAGACCCGTCACAGTCTCGCGCGTGTAAAGGTCGCAGTCTGTCGCCTCGACAGTGACGTCTGTTGACGACACGCGAGGCGCGACCGTCACGCGCGCGTGCGTGAGGATGGGCAACGCCGCGCGGCGTGGCGCAACGGCGGCCGCGCGTGTGGCGGCGGCCGCCAGCGTGGCGATGGGCGAGAGCGTTTTGGTGGTTTTGGTTTTCTTAGACATGATCTTGTTCCCTTTGTTTGGTCATCATCAGGCGGCGCATCACGCCACTACGGCCGCGCACTAAGCGCGGCCGTTTCGACCTACTCCATAATGTCTTCAAGGCCTGTTACTAAGCCGTCAAAGTCCTCAGATTCGCCCAGAATTGACGCCAGCGTGTAAACCGTGCGGCGGTCGATCCCATAATCCTCTGCTATTGCGTCCAGATACTCGCGGCGGCTGGCGTATCCGTGTTCCTGGTAGATGCTCATTGTGTGTCCCTTTCGTGATGAGGCGGCGCCCGTAGGCGCCGCCGGTTAGGTTAGATGCGCGGCGCCGTGATGTAATCACGGACCGCAATATAGACAGCCCGGATGAATGAGCGTGTCAGCACGTAATAGTAAGGCCGGCCCGCCGGTATATTAGCGCGACCAACGCAGTAGAATTTAGCGCCCGGCGCACGAGTAATTCTGGAATAGCCAATACGCATGTGTAGCCCTCCTTTTCTGTAGTCCACAAGCACCATAGCACATCACAAGTTAAGGTCAAGTTAACATTGTCATTGTTTGGCGCGAGTTGGGTAGCGGCGAAGCCTAACAATTTACCCGGGAAATCAAGGCGTTAGGTCGTGTTTGGCTATATTGTCATTGATTTATTTATAGATGATGATGAATATTATATATATATTATGGGAAATTGCTGATAGCTCCGCCGCTCCCGCCGTTTCCAGCCAGCGATTGTTGCAGGGTGACAATATAGCCAAAATGACCCAGAACCGCCCAGCATTAACCAAATCCCACCGCGCAATCGCCCGTCGCGCCTACGATTTCGCGCAAAACACCACAGAAAAGGTTAATGGGCGATTTGGGCTAATTCAAAACGCATGCCAAGATTGCCCATGTTTATGGGCAGTCTAGGCTATGCCTCAAACACTGCCCAAATAGCCCAACAGGTCGACAGGTCACGGGCAATGGTCACGCCGCGCGCGCCAATGCTGGCGATCCTGGACGGAACGCACCGTCTCGACTAGATGCAAAGACGGAACGTACCGTGTCGCCAGGTTGCAAAGACGAAACGTACCGTCTCGACTAGATGCAAAGACGGAACGTACCGTGTCGCCTGGGGGGGAGGGGGGCCGACGGCCGGTGTGGTAATTGTAGAGGCACCGCAGACAAATTTTTTTATTTTTAAAAACGGCACCGCAGACAAAATTTTTTTTACAAAAGTTTTTGCCCCGCCGCCTAAATTTTGACGTGCGGTTTTTCGTATGTTAAAAAAATCCATGTTCCATAACCTGCCCTTCACCCCGCGCACGCTACAGGCGACCGAGGCGCGTCTCGAACAGATCTACAACGCCGCCCGGCTGGGCCTGCGCGGGGACGCGCTGGCGCTAGCGGCAGGCATGCTGCCGTCCGAGTACACGCGCCTGCGGCAGGTGGACCCGATAGCGGAGATGGCGGAATTGAAGGGCCGCGCCGACGGCGAGCGCGAGATGTCCCTGATCCTCCACGACGCGGCGCGGCAGGGCGACGCCAAGGCGGCGCTGGAGATTCTGAAGCATCAGCACGGGTGGGTCGCTAAACAACAGGTCCAGGTGGACGTCGAACAGCGCATTAGTATTACGGGCGCGCTGGAGCGCGCAGAGATGAGGGTTATCAATGCAGACTACTCTGTACTCGGCCGACGAGGAGATGGAGCTGATGGCCCGTCTCTGGGCCTTGAAGAACGACCCGCTCAAGTTCGTGATGTACGCCTTCCCGTGGGGCCAGACGGGGACGCCGTTGGAACACTTCAACGGCCCGCGCAGGTGGCAGCGCGAGGTGCTGGAGGAGCTGACGGAGCACCTGGCGTCGAACAACGGCAAGATCGACTTCGACACGTTCAGGATGGCGGTGAGTTCCGGTCGAGGGATTGGCAAGTCGGCGCTGGTGAGCTGGCTGGTGATCTGGATGCTGACGACGAGAATAGGGTCGACGACCATCATCTCGGCCAACTCCGAGTCCCAGCTGCGCTCTATCACATGGGCGGAGATTACGAAGTGGATCAGCATGGCGCTGCACAGCCACTGGTTCGAGGTCTCGGCGACGCGGGTGATGCCGGCGAAGTGGATGACGGAGCTGGTGGAGCGGGACCTGAAGAAGGGGACGCGCTACTGGGGCGTCGAGGGGCGCCTCTGGAGCGCGGAAAATCCAGACGCCTACGCCGGGGTTCACAACTTTGACGGGGTGATGCTGGTCTTTGACGAGGCCAGCGGTATAGACGACTCGATCTGGGCGGTGTCGGCGGGCTTCTTTACGGAGAACACCCCGAACCGGTTTTGGTTTGCGTTCTCGAACCCGCGCCGCAACAGCGGGTACTTTTACGAGACGCACCACTCGAAACGGGACTTCTGGCGGACCAAGATCGTCGACGCGCGCAGCGTCGAGGGCACCGACAAGGCGGTCTATCAGCAGATCATCGACGAGTACGGCCCGGACAGCACGCAGGCGCACGTGGAGGTGTATGGGGAGTTCCCGAACGCGGGAGACGACCAGTTCATACCGAACCATCTGGTCGACGAGGCCATGAAACGCCCGCGCTATAAAGACCAGAGCGCGCCTGTGGTCATCGGGGTGGACCCGGCGCGGTTTGGGTCGGACGCAACCGTAATCGCGGTGCGGCAGGGGCGGGACATTGTGGCCGTCATGCGCTACCGGGGCGACGACACGATGGAGACTGTCGGGCGCGTCATCGACGCCATGGATCAGTACAAGCCGGCGCTGGTGGTCATCGACGAGGGCGGGCTGGGGGCGGGCGTCGTCGACCGGCTGAAGGAGCAGCGGTACAAGGTCAAGGGCGTCAACTTCGGTAACAAGTCGTCTAAACCGGTCATGTACGGTAACAAACGGGCGGAGATGTGGGGGTCGATGAAGGAGTGGCTGAAAACCGCGTCGATACCGGCGGACAGGTTCCTGAAGAACGACCTGGTCGGGCCTATGATGAAGCCGGACAGCAGGGGTACGATCTTCCTGGAGAGTAAAAAGGACATGAAGGCGAGGGGGCTGGCCAGCCCTGACGCCGCCGACGCCATCGCCGTGACGTTTGCGTTCCCTGTGGCGCACCGGGAGGCGCGCGTTGACACGACGCCCCGGCGCGCCTATGGTCCGTCGAGTGTGACTAACAGCTGGATGGGTAGCTGATGCCCGAGCGCAAGGGTAGTAAGAGGCTAGGGCCCACTAACGAGATGCTGGTCCCGTACAAAAGGGCCAAGCAAAAGGAAGCTTACGGCCGGTCGATGGACGAGGACTCGGCGTCGTACCGCCGCGCAGGCAACAACCGCATGGCTGACTACCTCGAAGAGACGTCCAAACTGTACTACCGGCAGGCCGAAGAGGCTAACATGGAGTCGAAACGGGCGTCTGGGGCCAACCCGAGGCGCATCAAGCCGGACATTCAGCGCTATCCGCTCACCTATGTTAGCCGCGGGGCGAGCGGAACGCGGCAGGAGTACACGTCGTCCGAGCGTCCGTACATCACGAGGGCCAAAAAGGGCCAGAAACCCGAGCCAAAACGGAAATAAACGATGCCTTTGATCAAGTCGGGGTCGAAAAAGGCCCGTGAAGCCAACATAAAAACGGAAATCAAGGCCGGAAAGCCCCCAAAACAGGCCGTGGCCATCGGTTACGCCGTACAGCGGAAGAATAAGGGTAAATGACCGTTCTGGACACCATGCGGGCGCGGTTCACGCAGGCGTTGTCGGCCTATTCCGACACGCGTGAGGATGAACTTGACGATCTGAGGTTCATGGCGGGGTCGCCGGACAACCAGTGGCAATGGCCGGCTGACGTGCTGGCGACGCGGGGGTCGGTGCAGGGCCAGACGATCAACGCGCGGCCGTGTCTGACCATCAACAAGCTGCCGCAGCACGTCCGGCAGGTCACGAACGAGCAGCGGCAGAACCGTCCGGCGGGGAAAGTGATCCCGGCGGACGACCGTGCGGACGTCAAGGTCGCCGAGATCTTTGACGGCATGATCAAGCACATCGAGTACATCTCGGACGCTGACGTTGCCTACGACACCGCCTGCGACAACCAGGTGACGTTCGGAGAGGGCTACATTCGCCTTCTGACGGAGTACTGCCGCGACGACAGCTTCGATCAGGACATCAAGATCGGGCGCATACGCAACAGCTTCAGCGTCTACATGGACCCGTCCATACAGGACCCGTGCGGGGCGGACGCCGAGTGGTGCTTCATCACTGAGGACATGGTCAAGGACGAGTACGAGCGTCAGTTTCCCAACGCACAGCCCATCAGCTCTATCATGAGCCGCGGCGTTGGCGACGCCAACCTTGGGCAGTGGCTACAGGAAGACACGATCCGCATCGCGGAGTACTTCTATTACGAGCACAAGACGTCAACGCTGCACCTCTACCCCGGCAACGTGACGGCGTTCAAAGGGACGCAGCAGGACCGGGCGCTGTCGCTACAGTTTGGCAAGCCGGTGCGGACGCGAGAGGTTGACCGCAAGCAGGTCAAGTGGATCAAAACCAACGGGTATGAGATCCTTGAGGAGCGCGACTGGGCGGGCAAGCACATTCCGGTTGTCCGCGTCGTTGGGAACGAGTTTGAGGTCGACGGGCAGGTCTACATCTCCGGTCTGGTGCGTAACTCCAAGGACGCGCAGCGGATGTACAACTACTGGACCAGCCAGGAAGCGGAGATGCTGGCGCTGGCCCCGAAAGCGCCGTTTATCGGCTATGGCGGCCAGTTTGAGGGCTACGAGCTTCAGTGGAAGACGGCGAACACCAATAACTGGCCCTATCTGGAGGTCAATCCAGACGTCACAGACGGGGCTGGAGCGGTCCTGCCACTACCCCAGCGGGCGGCCCCTCCGCTCGCACAGACGGGGCTTATACAGGCTAAACTGGGCGCTGCGGACGACATAAAGGGCACGACAGGACAGTACGACGCCTCGCTGGGGATGCAGGGCAACGAACGGTCGGGCAAAGCGATTCTGGCGCGGGAAAAACAGGGCGACACGGGCACCTACCACTACGTCGACAACCTTGGCCGGGCCATACGGCACGTCACGCGGCAGCTGATCGACCTGATACCGAAGATCTACGACACGGAGCGCGTTGCACGCATCATCGGCGTCGACAACGAGGTCGGCATGGTCAAGATCAACCCCATGCAGCCGGAGCCGGTGCGCGAGATCCGTGACCAGATGGGCAACGTGATCGAGAAGATCTACAACCCGACGGTCGGGCAGTATGACGTCATGGTCACGACCGGGCCGAGCTACATGACCAAGCGCCAGGAGGCGCTGGAGGGCATGGCGACAATACTTCAGACCAACCCGGACCTCTGGGCCGTGGCGGGCGACCTGTTCATCAAGAACATGGACTGGCCGGGCGCGCAGGAGATGGCGGCGCGGTTCAGGAAGATCATCGACCCGAAAGTGCTGGCTGACGAGGACAAGACGCCTGAGCTTCAGATGGCCGAGCAGCAGATCGACGCGCTGACGCAGGAGCTGAACGGCGTGGTCGACATGCTCCAGAACGTCCAGAAGTCGATGGAGGCGCAGGAGCTTCAGATCAAGGCGTACGACGCCGAGACCAAGCGCATCAGCGCGGTGCAGCAGTCCATGACGCCGGAGCAGATTCAGGACATAGTCATGGGGACTATCGCGGCGGCGCTGGACACCGGCGACATATCGCCCGGCGCTCCGTTGCGTGAGCCGATGGAGCCGATGGAATGAGCTGCAACGAGTTTATAGGTCGTCTGTTTCTGGCGCGGGACATTACGCACAGCGTGCACCTGAACACGCGGTCCTACGCCAAGCACGTTGCTTTAAACGAGTTTTACGACGAGGTTGTAGAGCTGGCGGACAAGTTTGCCGAGGCGTACCAGGGGCGCCATGGGCTGATAGGGCCGGTAAAATTGCAGTCTTCGGTCAAGACGACAAACGTCGTCGAGTTCCTTGAAGGGTCACTAGCCGAGATCGAGAAGACGCGGTATGATGTCTGCGACAAAGCGGACACCCCGCTGCAAAACATTATCGACGAGATCGTGGGCCTCTATCTGTCCACCCTGTACAAACTGAAGTTCTTGGCGTGAGGACAACATGGGCCTAAAAAATACAACGGTATGTCTGGGATATCAGCAGCTTACCAGCCTGTCTGCCTCTACGGGCCTCACAGTGCCTTCAGGGGCTACGCTGGCCCTGATCGTGCCTGAGACGCAGAACGTGCGCTGGCGCGACGATGGTACGGCCCCAACTGCTTCGGTGGGCATGCCTATCTTTGTTGGGGCAAGCCTTAGCTATGACGGCGACCTGAACCGCATACGGTTTATTGAGGAAACGGCTTCGGCCAAACTGAATATTAGTTATTACGCATGATCCGAATACGGTCCATTTTTGGCGATGATGTTCGCATCAAACGACGGCTTGAGTATTACGACGCCGGGACAGGGCCCACTTTGTTCGCTGACGGCGTTGGCGGCTCTGGTCCTATACCTTCACGCACCATTTTTGACCGGTTTGACGTAGCTATACTGGACCGATTTGGCGCCGAGATTGAGACGAGGTTCTGATGTCATACATTTACAATCTTGCCGATACTTGGGGAGACGGCGCGACCACGTTCACGGCGATCAAGATGAACGTCACCGACACGGCCTCGGCGGCCGGGTCTTTGCTCATTGACCTGCAAGCCGGCTCCGCAAGCAAATTCAAGGTTGATAAGACCGGAACAACCACAATTAACCGCAACTCGGCAGCCGTTCCAACCCTTGGAACGACGCCAACGGTTTACGTTGTTTCAGCAGACTCAGTCATAAATGACAGTAACTATGTGGCGGCGGCCCAAGCAAATCGGATGATTATGGTGCGCGTCAATGGGACGGTCGCGTCGCCAACGGCTTTGGCCATTAATGATACAGTCGGCCAGATCAATGGCGGTGGATATACCGGCAGCGGCTACGTGCTCAACTCAGCGCGAATCCAACTGCGCGCAAACGAGGCGTGGACAGCAAGCGCCAGCGGCAGTCGCATCGAGATCATCACGACGCCGATAACGACAAACAGCCCTGCTAACGTCGCGACATTCTACGGCGGCGGCGTGCATATAGGAAACACGCCAAGCGATCCAGGAGCTGGATCGATCTCCGCGCAAGGTACAATCCGAGCGGCTTCACTGGCCGCAATTTCTGCGGGCGGAAGTACCGCAACGGGTTTGACGTCTACGTCGACGGCGAATTTCGGCGTCTTCTTTGGCTCTGGCGCTCCCACACTTAGCGCGGCCAAAGGCTCTTTGTACCTTCGGTCAGACGGCACAACCACCAACGACAGGGCCTATATTAACACGGACGGCGGCACGACTTGGACCGCACTAATTACTGCTGCTTAAAAAGGGTAAATAATATGGCTAAAAAACCGGGTCTGTACGCTAACATCCACGCCAAAAGAGAGCGCATTGCCGCCGGGTCTGGCGAAAAAATGCGTAAACCAGGGGCCAAGGGCGCTCCTACCGCTCAGGCGTTTGTCGAATCGGCCAAGACGGCCAAGAAAAAAGGCAAGTAACATGGCAACCCCGGCAAAAGGCAAGGCCAAGGTCAAGGTTACGTCTGAAGGCCATAAGGTGTCCTACGGACAGGCTGGCGAAGCCAAGGGCGGCGGGCCGAGGGTCAAGCCAGGCACAAGCAAGGGCGACGCCTACTGCGCCCGTAGCGCCGGCCAGATGAAGGACCATCCGAAGGCGGCGGCCAACCCTAACTCGCCTCTGCGGTTGTCCAGAGAGCGCTGGAAGTGTAGTGGTACGAAGTCCAAACGCAGCTAGTCAGGGCTAACTTATGGCGAACGTCAAAATTTCCCAGTTGCCCGTAGCCACTACGCCGTTGACCGGCGCAGAGCTTATCCCCGTCGTACAGAACGGGATTACGCGCCAGACGACCGTTACGTATGTGCGAGCGGCTAAAGCCGACGTCTACACCGCCACCGCGGGGCAAACGTTGTTCAATTTGAGCGGCACGTATGTGCCGGGGTCTGACGTTCTCCAAGTGTTTGTAAACGGTCTGTTGCTGATCAAGACGCAGGACTACACCGAAACGTCGTCGTCTTCGGTGACGTTTACCAGCGGCTTGTCGAGCGGCGACCAAGTCGTGTTTCGGTATTGACGGAGACCTAAATGACCGGCGTCAAAATAACCGAGTTTCCTAATGCAACGCTGCCTTTAACAGGGACGGAAATCTTCCCTATAGTACAGTCTGGCGTTACTAAGCAGACGACGGTCAACCAGGCTACGTCCGGCGCTGCGCGGATCTTGACCAATATTGCGGCCCTGCAAGCGCTCAACCTTGCGACCACGTCGCTCCCGACCCAGGTCCAGCTGACATCCAACTATGTTGCCGGCGACGGCGGCGGCGTGTTCCGGTACGACAGCACCGACACTACCAGCGCCGACAACGGCGGTACTATTATCGTCGACGCTCTGAACCGACGGTGGAAACGGCAGTTTGAAGATGGTTTTCATCGCGCAGATTGGTTTGGAGTGCTGGATAATTCGGCCGACCGTACAAGCGTCCTGAACACCGCTATCGCAGCCAGCGCAAGCACAACGCTTATCCTGCCAGCGGCGACCATCCGCCTCGACGGCCAGGTCGTTATCAACGTCTCGAATATCGTCATTCAGGGCGCTGGGCGTTTGGCAACCGCTCTTGATCTCAACTATACGGCTGGCCCCGCAATAGAAATTGGCGATCAGACATCCCTAAAGCGCGAAATTATTTTCCGCGATGTCTATCTTCAGGGGATGGCGGGGCAGGATTTGATCCGCACACGCTGGGTTCGCGGCATCCGCTTCTGGTCTGTCAATTATGTTGCTGACTGCTTCCTTCGTCTTGGCGAAACGACAGATGACCTCGCCAAAGCAACTTACATTTGCGAGTTGTACGACGTTGAAGGCGCGCATGTTGCTAGCCCAACAAAACACCATGTTATTGCCGCCAATTTCTCCGGTCAGTGGGTTACAGAAGGTGCTTTCATTGAAGGCGCATACGAGCCAACGCTTGACGGCTTCCACGCATCTCCAAACATCCAACCAAGAATAGACCACTTTATTGTGCAAGGCGGCTATTGGAGCCGGTTCCGCGACAATTATTCGTTCGTTGATGCGCGCGTAGTCAATCTTCAGATCGACGACTCGCACCATTGCGAGGGCGCTATCCGTAACGCCATCCGGCTATATACAACCAGCGCGACTTCCAAGGTTGTTGGAAATGTTGGATGGGAAAACGTCAATATCAGCGGCAAATATAATGGCACGGATAACGCAATTTATATTCGCGGCGAAAGAACTGGAGTCTCGTGCGCTGAACTTTCACTGACAGATGTGCAAATTATCGAAGCCACAAAAACACCTGTTTTCATTTTGTCAGATGATGGGGTTATTGACACAATATTGATTGACAATCTGACAGTGTCGATAACGCCAACTGATGCAAATCAGGACGTTGTGCTGATTAGTGGCGGCAACGTGTCTTCCACAACCATCAGCAACGTAACTATTGGGCAGATTGCCGGCGTTGCGACAAGTACGGCGCTGCGCTCCGTGGTGCGTATTGCTGGCCGCGTGGCAAGGATCACGCCGCCTGTATCTATTGCGGTGACAAACGCAATCATTGGGTTCGATGACCAGACGTCCACAACGCCGGTTGCGCTTACAAATCTTACAGCTGCAACTACTGACATCATAAATGTTACGGACCAATCAGAAAGCTGGACGCGGCCGATGACGCTCCAGAACGCGGCCGATTATTTCAGCACAACTGCCGCAACTGGCGCATTTCTTGAAAGCGAAATTCTTTTGGCGGGGGCTGTTAGCCTTACAACGTCAACGGCAGCCAATGTGACGTCCATTACACTTACGCCCGGCACATGGGACGTTAATGCAACTTATGGTTTGGACCCCGGCGGCGGCACAACGTCTAGCGCGTTAGCAGTTTGGATTAACGATGTTTCCGCTACAGTCCCAACGCGGCCAAACAAAGGCGCGTATGTTCAGCACGCAGGATTGCCTTACAATGTTGGGCCGGTTGGAACGCGAAGATTTACTGTCGCGGTCAACACGCCTGTTTATCTTAGCATTTTTGCAACCTTTGCCGTAAGCACACTAAAGGCTTACGGCTACATTGGCGCGCGGCGCGTCTATAAGTAAATTAATTGCTGTAGTTTTAAGTCTGAATAGCCCCTATTGACGGAACTTGGCGTTCTGTCATACTGAAAGATAACCGTACTGGTGCGTTTCACCAGGTGACTGATGAGGTCGTTCTATGGAAGATGAAGCGGTTGCGCCCGCGCCGGAACAGGACATTACGGCAGACCCTGTTTCTGTTGAAACCCCGCCGGAGACCCCCAAGACCTTCACCCAGGAGGAATTGGATTCGATCATTGCTAAACGTCTCGCAAGAGAACAACGGAAGTGGGAGCGAGAGCAGAAAGCATCTGCCGTCGTCACTCGCCCGGTAGAACCGCCGCCTGTCGTCGAAACAGCCGACGACGCCAAAGCCTACGCGGAAGCGTTGGCCGAGCAAAAGGCGCACGAGATACTGGAGCGGCAGCGTCAGAGCGAAGCGCTTGAGACCTACTACGAACGAGAAGAAGATGCCCGGGCCAAATACGATGACTTTGAACAGGTCGCGTACAACCCGAATCTGACCGTCACAGAAGTGATGGCCCAAACGATCCAACTGTCCGAAGTCGGACCGGACCTGATTTACCATCTGGGGTCCAACCCGAAAGAGGCCGAACGGATTGCTCGTTTGCCCCCGTTCTTGCAGGCAAAAGAGATCGGCAAACTGGAAGCCAAGCTGGCCGCCAGCCCGCCGGTTAAAAAGACTTCAACCGCCCCGGCGCCGATTGCCCCGGTGACTGCCCGCTCCACATCCAGCGCGGCTTACGACACGACGGACCCGCGGTCCATCAAGTCGATGAGCACAAGCGAATGGATTGAGGCCGAACGGCAGCGCCAGATCAGACGGTACGAGGCACAGCGCAACCGTTAAGGACATAAGGATATGGCCAACTCACTGCTTACTATCGACATGATCACCAGAAAGGCTCTGGAGATCCTCGAAAACAACCTCGTCATCACCCGTAACGTCAACCGCCAGTACGACGACAGCTTCGCCGTCGAAGGCGCCAAGATCGGATCGACCCTCCGCATCCGTCTGCCCGACCGCGCTCTCGTCACCGACGGCGCTGCGCTCCAGGTGCAGGACGACAACGAGCAGTTCACCACGCTCACCGTCGCCTCGCAGAAGCACATCGGCGTCAACTTCACCTCCGCCGAACTGACCATGCAGCTCGATGACTTCGCCGAGCGCGTGCTCAAGCCGCGTATTTCGCAGCTCGCGTCGTCCATCGACGCCGACGTCGCCACCGCGTACAAGTCCATCTACAACACGGTCGGCACGCCGGGCACCACGCCGGCAACTTCGCTCGTCCTGCTTCAGGGCCAGCAGAAGCTGAACGAGTTTGCTGCGATGATGCCGAACCGCTACGCGACGGTGAACCCCGCCGCTAACGCTGGTCTCGTCGAAGGCATGAAGGGTCTTTTCAACCCGGTCGACACCATCTCTCGCCAGTTCAAGAACGGACTGATGGGCGCGGGCGTCCTTGGGTACGACGAGATCAACATGTCTCAGTCGATCCAGCAGTTCACGACCGGCAGCCGCTCCGGCGCGCATACGGTCACTAACACCGTGTCTACGCAAGGTCAGGCGACACTCGACATCACCGGCACCGGCACTCAAACGCTGGCCGTCGGCGACGTGTTCACCATCGCCAACGTCTACGCGGTCAACCCGCAGACCCGTCAGTCGACCGGCTCGCTTCAGCAGTTTGTCGTTACCGAAGCAGCCACGGCTGTTGCCGGCGCCTACACGGGCGTAAAAATTAGCCCGGCTATCTACACGGCAAGCAACGCGCTTGCTACGGTTGACAGCTTCCCGCAAGCTGCCGCTGCGATCACTTTTGTCGGGTCCGCTTCCACGCAGTACCCGCAGAACCTCGTCTACCACAAGGACGCGATTTCCTTCGCGACCGCCGACCTCCTGCTCCCGCAGGGCGTCGACATGGCCAGCCGCCAGGTTCACAACGGCATTAGCATGCGTATCGTTCGTCAGTACGACATCAACAACGACCGTATGCCTTGCCGTATCGACGTGCTCTACGGCTACTCGGTTATCCGGGCGCCGATGGCCGTGCGTCTCTGGGGTTAACAGGTTAGGATAGGAGATCACGAACATGGCACTTCCGAATGGAGCCGGCGGCTATCAAGTCGGCGATGGCAATCTTGGCGAGATCAGCTTTTACAACTCCAACGCCCCCACCGCGCTGACCGGCGCTTCGGTGACGATCACTGCGGCAAACCTTGCTAACGGCGTCTGCACGATGGACCCCGGCAGCACGTCGGCGGGGACTTACGTCTTCCCGACGGGTGCGCTTCTTGACGCTGCGTTTCCCAGCCTCAAGGTTGGCTCGACGTTTGACTGCGCGTTCATCAACCTTGGTGACGACGCCGGAAACGACGTGACCTTCACCGCAGGCACGGGCAACACGCTTGTCGGCAACGACGTCATCCAGGACGCTCTGACGAAGACGAACAACACGTCAGGGATTTTCCGTTGGCGCAAGACCGGCGACGCCGCGTACTCCATCTACCGCATCGCGTAAGCAACCAGCCCCGGCAGAAATGCCGGGGCTAACCACAAGGAGGGGCTCATGCCCAATACCAAACCTGTTGGCGTTGCTTACTCGGACCCCGAACTTGTTTCAGGTACGACAGTTACCGGGGCTACTGTAAGCGGCGGGACTATTAGCGGCGCTACAATCACGGACGCTATTGTTAGCGGTCCGGTTACGACTGTTGCAGCGGCTGGCTCAACTAACGCAGACGCCGCGGCTATCGCTGCGGCCACCTACATCTGCGTTGTTACGGCGGCTGACGGCACCAAAGGCGTCATTCTTCCGACAATGGTGGATGGTCAGACCATCAAAGTTAAGAACAACGCCGGGTCGATCCTGAAGATCTATCCCTTCTCAGGTGCGGCCATCAACGGACTGACGGCAACGACTGGCGCTCTCAGCATGGCGGCTAACACGATTGCCGACTTCACCCGCACGTCGTCTACTCAGGTCTACTCAACCCCGCTTCTGCCGTCTTAACCTGACGGGCGGCGTAACTGCCGCCCGTTTCAACTTTGGTGGTCTATGCCGTCTATCTACCTTCGACACCCCGTGCATGGCGAGAAAGTCGCCACGATGGAAGCAGAAGCCCGGTATGACGAGGCTAATGGCTGGCGGCGTTTTGATCCGGCTGACAACGTAAGCGCGGTTGACGAACTTGCACCTGACGCCATACTGAACGAAATGGCACCCAAGCGGCGCAGCCGGAGGGTAGCGCAGACGGAGAGCTAACGCATGGCCACCGCTGGCGATATTATCAACGGTTCGCTTCGGCTGATCGGTGTGCTGGCGGAAGGTGAAGTGCCGTCCGCAGAAACGTCCGCCGACGCACTGTCGGCAATGAACCAGATGCTTGAAAGCTGGAACACGGAACGGCTTGCTGTTTTTGCAACGCAAGACCAGGTGTTCAGCTGGCCGCCGTCAACCATCAGCCGCACGCTAGGGCCGTCGGGCGACTTTGTCGGCAATCGTCCTGTCTTGCTCGATGACGCGACCTACTTCCGCGACCCGGCTAGCGGCATCAGCTACGGCATAAAACTTATCAACCAGCAGCAGTACGACGGCATAGCCGTCAAAACCGTAACGTCGACGTATCCGCAGGTCATGTGGGTCAACATGACTTACCCGGACATTGAGATGTACGTCTATCCGGTCCCGACAAAGCTGCTTGAGTTTCACTTCATCTCGGTTGAAGAGCTGACGCGCCCCGCCGACCTTGCTACCGACCTGACATTCCCGCCGGGCTACCTCCGCGCGTTTCGCTACAACCTGGCTATGGAGATGGCGCCGGAGTTTGGCGTCAAGCCTAGCGGGCAGGTGCAGCGCATAGCAATGTCATCCAAGCGCAACATCAAGCGCATCAACAACCCTGACGACATCATGGCGCTGCCCTACAGCATCGTCGGCACCAGACAGCGCTACAACATCTTTACTTCAAATTATTGAGCGTATTTGTTATGTTTTCCGGCCACAAAACCTTTAGTACCTTTAACGGCTCGAAAGCGCCCTTGCGCTTTGTACGCATCAATCGCGTGCTTGATGTTTTCGCGATGGGTAAGAAGCTCCAAATTATCCAACCGGTTGTCCGCTCTATCCAAATTTTTGTGGTTGATTTCCATTCCTTTTGGGATAAGCCCAACAAACGCTTCCCACATTGCGCGGTGAACCGCTACTTTGATGTATTTTCCGTTTTTGCACGGGCTAAAGCGAACATAATGATCGCGCCCAACGTGTGTTTTGACGGGTCTAGCGCGGCTGTTACCAGACCACGTTTTGCCGTGTTTAATATTAAACGCAGTGGTAATGCTAGTGTTAAGAAAAACAGCTACTTCGCTAAGTGCAGCGCCGTTAATAAACATGGTTTTGGCCGCGTCAATTTGTTCGGCGGTAAACCGCTTTCCACGTGCCACACGCCGCACAGATGCAAAATTGCTGATCTCGTACAGACCTTCATAGCCACAAACGGGTTTCCAAATCTCCATACCGTAGACATTAAACCTGTATACGTTAGGAGTCAACACTAATGAAGACGCCGATCCTCGGCAGCTCCTATGTGGCGCGCAGCGTCAACGCTGCGGACAGCCGCATGGTTAATATTTACCCCGAGGTCGTGCCCGAGGGCGGCAAAGAGCCGGCGTTTCTAAACCGCGCCCCCGGCTTGCGTCTGCTTGCTACGGCCGGCACAGGCCCGATCCGGGGCTTGTGGCAGTTTGGCGGCTTTGGATATGTGGTTTCTGGATCACAGCTCTACAAAATTAACTCCAGCTGGACGCCGACGCTCATAGGGTCCGTGTCGGGCTCTGGCCCTGTCAGCATGGCGGACAACGGCACGCAGCTGTTCATCGCCTGTAACCCGGACGGGTTTATCTACAACTCCAGCACAAACGTCCTTCAACAGATCACGGACGAGGACTTTCCCGGCGCCGTCACCGTCGGCTACCTTGACGGCTACTTCGTGTTCAACGAGCCCAACAGCCAGCGCATCTGGGTGACGAGCCTGCTTGACGGCCTGTCCGTCGACCCGCTGGACTTCGCCAGCGCCGAGGGCGCCCCTGACCAGCTTGTGTCGCTGATCGTTGACCACCGCGAGGCGTGGCTATTCGGCACCAACTCGGTTGAGGTCTGGTACGACGCCGGTCTGGCCGACTTCCCCCTGACGCGCATACAGGGCGCGTTTAACGAGATCGGGTGCGCTGCGCCCTACTCCGTCGCCAAACTGGACAACGGGCTGTTCTGGCTGGGCAGTGACGCCAGAGGTCAAGGGATCGTCTACCGGTCTAACGGCTACACCGGCGTCAGAATGTCGACGCACGCGGTCGAATGGCAGATCCAGCAGTACGGCGACCTGTCCGACGCCATAGGATACACCTACCAGCAGGACGGCCATGCGTTCTACGTGCTGGTCTTCCCGACCGCCAACACGACATGGGTCTTCGACGTGGCGACCGGGGCGTGGCACGAGCGAGCGGGGTTAACTAACGGCCAGTTTGTTCGCCACCGCAGCAACTGCCAGATGTCCTACAACAGCGAGATCGTTGTCGGCGACTACCAGAACGGCCGCCTGTACGCCTTCGATCTGAACGTCTACGCCGACAACGGTCAGCCTCAGAAGTGGCTTCGGTCTTGGCGCGCGCTACCGACCGGCGCTAACAACCTGAAGCGCACCGCGCAGCACTCCTTGCAGCTTGACTGCGAAGCCGGGGTGGGGCTGGCCGGGCTGGACTACTATGACCTTGTCGACCTTCTGGCTACCGAAGGCTACGTCTTCCTTCTGGACGTCGAAGGTGATCCGGTGCTCGACGAGAGCGGCAACCCTATCCTTGTCCCCGTCGACACGGCCGGAGACCTTCTGGTCACGGAGAGCGACGACCCCATATTGATAACAGCCGTTACGGTTCAGGGCGCCAACCCGCAGGTCATGCTGCGCTGGTCTGACGACGGCGGGCACACCTGGTCAAACGAGCACTGGAAGTCTCTGGGACGTATCGGTCAATACGGCACCCGCGTCTTCTGGCGTCGCCTTGGGATGACCCTGAAGCTGCGCGACCGCGTCTACGAGCTGTCTGGCACCGACCCCGTCAAGATCGTCATCATGGGGGCCGAGCTGTCGGTAGACGCCACCAATGCCTAACATCACCAACATCCCCGCGCCGCGCGTACCGTTCATCGACGAACGAACGGGCCTGGTTGCGCGCGAGTGGTACCGGTTCCTGTACAACCAATTCAATCTGACTGGAGGGGGCGAGACCGACGTAACTTTGTCGGATCTGGAGCTGGCGCCGTTCTCCGACGCCGCCACCGAGGCTCAACTGACAGACGTGCTGTCAGACGTGCAAGGGCTAGAGCTTGCGCCGCCCGTGCGCGAACAATACGTTTCTGGTTACGGGTCTTTCTACGACACAACAACACAGACCGCCGCCGCACCTAATACTGCATACGCGGTTACGTTTAATACGACTCAAGCTAACCGAGGCGTTTACATCGGCTCGCCGACATCGCGTATTGTTTGCACTAGCGCGGGTGTCTACGACTTTCAGTTTAGCGTGCAAGTCGACAACACGTCGGGCGGCACGCACTTTATCTACCTTTGGGCGCGCGTAAATGGTGTCGACGTAACCCAATCGGCGGGGTACATCAGAATTAAAGGAAACGACAACGAGATAGTGCCTGCGTGGGATTTTATGCTATCTATGGCGCCTAACGACTATTTTGAGCTTATGTGGGCGGCTAGCGATACGGCGATACAGTTAGTTGCCGTTGCAGCAGCGGCCCCCGTACCGGCAATACCGTCTGCTTTTCTAACTGTAGCGCAGGTGAGCCTATGACCGTTTACATCTCTGCTCTGGCCGGCGCAGGCGCGCAATTCTTCGATAGCAACGGCGACCCTCTGTCGGGCGGCTTGCTCTACACCTACGCCGCGGGCACGACGACGCCCGAGACGACGTACACGGACGACAGCGGCCTTACGACCAACGCCAACCCCATCGTTCTCGACTCGGCCGGGCGCACGCCCGCGGGCGTCTGGCTGACGCAGGCGGTCGCCTACAAGTTTGCCCTGAAGACCTCTCTGGGGATCGACATCTGGACGTTCGACGACATCGTCGGCATCAACGACGTCAGCGCCGTCGCCTGGGCCGACCTGACCGGCACCCCGACCACGCTCGCCGGCTACGGCATCACCGACGCCTTGTCGACCGCCGCCGCCGCTGCAACCTACGCACCCATCAACAGCCCGGCGCTGACGGGCGCGCCTACGGCCGCCGACAACGGCGGTACGCAGCAGTCTATCGGCTGGCGCGACGCCCCGCAGAACAGCCAGACGACTAACTACATCCTGACGCTCGCCGACAGGGGTAAGTCCGTCCTGATGAACGGCACCAGCCTGACGTTGACTATCCCGGCCAACGGCACAACGGCGTTCCCCGTCGGAACGGTGGTCGTCGTCGTCAACATCGACACTACGTCGCTGTCCATCGCAATCAACACCGACACGCTGACGCTGGCCAACTCGACCACGACAGGCACGCGCACGCTCGCCCGTAACGGCGTCGCGACGCTCATCAAGATAGGCGCGACCTCGTGGCTCGCCAGCGGGACGGGGCTGACCTGATGGGAGCAGCGACCGCATGTTTTCTGAACCTGAACACGGCGGCCGCTGGCGCGAACGTCTTCGACATTACCGCGCCCGGCTCAGGTTCAGTGACCATCCCCACGGGTGTCACCAGCGTCAATATCGAAGTATGGGGCGGGGGCGGCGGTGGCGGCTATAGCGTACTCACGTCGCAGTACAACGGCTACGTCCTTGAGATCGTCGAGCTACCCGGCGGTGGCGGGGGCGGGGGCGGCTACTCCAAGACCGTTCTTGCGATTGGCGGCGGCGACATTGGCAAGACCATTCAGTACGTCGTCGGCGCAGGCGGCGCAGGCGGCACGTCGGGCGAGACGACGGGCTCGACCGGCGGCCAGTCGCTGATCTACAGCGGGACCTACACGATCACGTCCATGACCACGAACGGCGGTACGGGCGGCTACAACGGCGCGTATGGCGGCAACCAAGGCGCAGGCGGGACCGCAAGCGGCGGCAACACGACCAACACCAACGGCAACGGCGGGGGCTTCATCAATCCCAACGGTGGGTCTCCTATCGTCGGCGACAATGGCTTGATTGCCGGCGGCGGCGGCAACGCAGGTGAGGTTGTCCTGTTTGGCGAAAACGGCTTTCCGGGCTATGATGGCCGCGTTCGCATCGCGTTCAGTTAGGGTACGACATGGCTGTCAACGTTAAAGTCCTTATTCCGGCCAAGATCGCCGAGAACACGCAGACGACGCAGTACACTGCGACGAACGTCAGCGCGATCATCGACAAGTTTACCGCGACCAATTACAGCGCGTCGGCCGCCAACCTGTCCGTCAACTTGGTCACGCAGTACGACTCCGCCGGCAACCAGAACCTGATAGTCAAGACCAAGACCCTGCTGCCCGGCGAGACCTACAACTTCCCGGAGCTGGTCGGGCACGTTCTGGCGTCTAACGGGTTCATCTCGACGCTGGCCAGCGCCGCGTCGGCGATCAACATCCGATCCAGCGGGCGGGAGGTGTCATGACCGCTGAAGACTGGCTGGTCCACAACTTCCGCAACGGTCTGCGCCTCCCTGAGGAGGCGATTGAGTGGCTCATGGATCTGTGGGCCGCGATCCAGTTTTTTGACGACGTTGCGGACAAGGATAGCGTCGACCGCGACCGGCTCGACCGCGTCCTTGCGTCGACGCTCGTCTCCATGCCTACAAACGCCTTCTTCGTCGCTAACGCCGACATGCTGCGCCCGGCGCTGGCGACGGCGCTGCTCAAGTGGAAGGCCGCCGACGAGGCCGAGCTGCGCGGCGAGGCGGACGAAAAATCGTTTGTATGGCGGGCGTCGTATTATGATATTGTGCTTCTCGTCGTCGCGCTGACGCAAGGGTTTGAGACGGCCATGACCCGCGCTGTTGACGTCATGTCGCTCTACGGCGAGAAGTTTGCGGATTACCGAAGGGAGTTCCCCAGTGCCTAATCCTGTTGCAGCTATCGTGGCGTCGAGCGCGGGGAGCGCCATAATCGGAGGCAGCGCGGCCAGCAAGGCCGCCAAGGCGCAGACGCAGGCCGCGCAGCAGGCGTCTGACGTCCAGCGTCAGATGTTTGAGCGTCAGGTCGAGCTTCAGGCGCCGTTTCGCCAGGCGGGCCTTACGGCGCAGAACCGCTTCATGGAGCTGATGGGTCTGGGAGAACCGACGGGCGGGGCCGACTACGGCCGCTACGCACGCGACTTCAGCATGCAAGATTACCAGCAAGACCCCGGCTACGCCTTTCGCCTGTCGGAAGGCATGAAGGCGCTGGAGCGGTCGGCGGCGGCGCGGGGCGGGCTTCTGTCTGGCAGCATGATGAAGGGCGCGCAGCGCTTCGGGCAGAATCTTGCCAGCGAAGAATATCAGAACGCCTTCAACCGCTATCAGGTCAACCGCGCCAACCAGCTTGACCCGCTGTCCTCGCTGATGGGCGCAGGCCAGACCGGCGCTAACATATTGACCAGCGCGGCCGGCGACTTGGGCGGTCGGCTTGGGGAAAACTACATGCAGATGGGCAACGCCCGCGCCTCTGGCTACATAGGCCGCGCCAACGCCCTTAGCGGAGCGCTGGGAACGGTCGGTAACTACTATTCAAACAAGCCGCTCAATGACGCGCTGACAAAATACTACAACACCGCTATGCCAGGGTCTGTCACTTAAGGAGCGCACCGTGCCGCTTGACACTCGTATCCCGCTGATGGCGCAGACCTATCAGCCTGACTTCGGCGAGATCGCCCAGACCCGAGCGCAGGGCATGAATGTCCTGTCGCAGATGCGCCAGCGCGACCAAGAGCTGGCGCAGCAGAACGCGCTGGCGGAGTATGTTAAGCGCGGCGGGCTTGAGCAGGACCCGACGGGTGTGCTTCAGTTTGGTGCGGCGGGCGCGGACATGCTGAACGCATATGGTTCGGCGAAACGCGCGCAGACAGAAGAAGCCAAGGCGGCGCGGGAAGCGGAAAAAGAAATTAACGAAAGAAAAAGCATCGGCCGCGCCGAATCTGCTTGGCTTTTGTTAAACGGCGACGACACGCCGGAAACACTGAACATGGCTAACGACATAGCTCGTCAATACGGATTGGACGAAGACGAGATAAGCCAAACAAACGAATGGTTGTCTCAGCAATCTGATCGAAAAGCCGCCATTCGAGCGATGGCGTCCCAAAACAAAGACGTTGCGGATCGTATCGCGGCAGTTTCGCCTAAAATTGAAAAACTTAATTTAGGCAACGAATACGCTTTTTTTGACATGAGCCCCAACTCTCCTACTTACGGCAAAGAAGTGGCCCCCCGCGTTGGTATTAACGCTACACCTAGCGCGCTTCTTGCCGCGCAAACGGCGGCCGAAAACCGCGTTAACGCGATCAAGCTAGAGGGAATGAGGCAAGAAGGTGCAGCTGCCCGCGCGGTCGTTGCTAAACAAGGCGCGGTCGATGAAAAGAGAACGCTAGCGCAACAAAACGCCGTAAAATATACGGAAGCGGCTATGGACGCAGTTAACCAAGCGTTGCCTTTAGTTGGCGCGGCTGAGTCGGGGATACTTGGCGCCGCGTCTTCTATGATTCCTGGAACTCCAGCGTACACGCTAAAGAATAATTACTATTCAACGATCAAAAGCGCGCTGTCGTTGGAGCGTTTGGCCGAAATTCGTCAGGCGTCCCCGACGGGGGGCGCGCTTGGAAACGTGTCCAACCAAGAAAATAAACTTCTGGGGGATAGCATTGCTGCGCTGGACGTGGGTCTCGGCGAAAAAGAGCAAGAGCGAAACCTGAGAAAAATATATTCTGCGCTGGAGAACATAAATCTAATTAACTCGGGAAAGACTCCTATTCCTCGGGTACAAACAGACGCAGACGCCGAAAAAGTCCCGAGCGGCGCCGCGTTCTACGACCCTGACTTTGTAAAAAGGGTGATGCCGTGAAATCTTGGAGAGACGCGCCGCTAGCTGACGAACAAAAAACCAAGACTAAAAAGTCTTGGCGCGACGCGCCGCTTGCAGACGAAGTAGCGGCAGGGCGCGCGCCCGCACCCGCTGTCGAGACGCCCGCGTCAATTTCCAAGATGGTTGGCAAGCTGCCAAGTTTTGACATCGGCAAGCCGGGGACATACTTGCCTGGCGCAGCACGCGCAGTACTGGAGGTGCCCGTAGGACTGGAACGCGGCGCAGCGGACGTCGCCGAAACGGTTCTTAGCCCTTTGTTTCCTACGGGCCGAGGAACCGTTGCGGAAGCAGAACGAAATCAGTTTCGTCGAGACTACGGCCAGTCGCCCATAGCAAAAGGGGGCAGGTTTGTCGGGCAAGCGGTCATGACCGCCCCTGTCGGGGGATTTTTAGGGGCCGGCGCAGAACGGTTAGGGCTGAACGCTCTAGCCAACTCTTTAAGGTCTGGCGGGTTTGTGACTGGCGCGGCGCCTACGGGGGTGTTTGGCGGAATTAGTAACGTCGCCACCCGCGCGCTTGGCGGCGGCGTAGCCGGCGGCACGCAAGCGGCGCTGGTGGGTGACGACGCCACCACAGGCGCTGTCACCGGCGCGGCTTTACCCGCCCTTAGCGTGCCGTTAGCTAAAGGCGTAGGCAGTGCTTTGGGTAACTTTTTTGATGCGGCGACCGGCCAGCTGGGTAAGGTGCGCGCGTCTAAAATTGTGCAAGACGTTCTGGGGCCGGACTTCGACAAGGCTGTTCAAATCCTGAAGAACGCTCCGAGCAATGTCACGCCGGAGCAAGCGCTGGTCGCTGGCGGCATCCCGCCCGAGCGCATAAAGGGCTTCATTGCGCTTGGCGAGTGGTCCGCCAAACGAGACCCAGAGGCAATTACCGATATGCTGCGTACCAGCCAGACCGCAGGCCGGCAGGCATTGCTGGATATTATCGGCGGCGGCGAAACCGCTACAATCCGCCGGGGCACGCAAGAAGCGATGAAGAAAGGCTTGCAAGCCCGCACTGAGAAAATACGAGAAAAAGCGCTTGATAAAGCTAACGTCGTTACTCGCGCGGTAACGAAGACAGAAGAAATTGCCACCGAAGCAGATCAGGAGGCGGCTTCCGCCGTCGAAGATGTGAGGCGCTACGCAGAGTTGGAGGACATAGCCGGCGAAGCTAGTCGTCATTCGTATGACCCGGCGTCGGGCCAAAAGATACCGGCAAACTATTCTTACGCAGCTAGGCTAAAAGAGCTTGCCGCGCGGCAACAAGATATAGCCGCGAAAGCGTCTCTTGAGGCGGGCTTAAAACGTCAAGGAGCTGAGTCGCTACTAAAGAACCTTACGGAAAGAGGCTTAAAGCCGCTTACGCCTCGTTCAATTATTAGTACGCTTCAAAATCGACTTAAAAACCCAACGATTGGAGTTCCCGACCTTAACAAAAAAGTTTTGAAAAGCGTCATTGGTGAGCTTAATGAGTGGACGGACGAAAAAGGACTAATCGACGCGCGCGCGCTGTATGAAATTCGCAAAACAAAAGTCAACGATGTCATACAAGAAATGATGCCTAATGCGTCTACTAAAGCGAAAAACGCCCGCGCGGCCGGTCTTTTGGCCGAAGTCAAGCCGCTGATAGACGACGCCATAGAGGCGGCAGGCGGCGCGGACTGGCGCAAATATATGAACGAGTACGAGGCCGGCGCAAGAGAAATTGACCGCGTTGTGCTCGCCGGCAACGCTGCGGATCTGTACCGGGAAAACCCCCAGAAGTTTATCGACATGATGCGCGGGCGGCGCCCGGAAGATGTTGAGGAGATATTCGGACCTGGGCAATACGATATTGAAAAAGAAATGATACCCGAACCCAAAACTCCTACAGGAAAACCCGCTACCAGCAAACAAGCAAAGGCCGAAGTTACCGCGTCGCAGGCGCGTCTGGACGCCATGAAAAGCGTCGCGCAGCAGCTAGAGGTTGATCAGAAGGTAGCCGCTCAAGCCGCGCGGGGCTACGACCGGCTTCAGGAGGCGTTCCGTTCTGTTGAGCCTCGCCCCTTGGGGCTTCCGTCTACGCTTAGTCGCGCCGGCACCATCGCCAACGTGGCGCTGGACAAGTTGGAGAAGCGCTTCGGCAAGGACACTATTGACACGCTGATCACGTCCATGCGCGAAGGCAAGGGCGTGGTTGAGGCCGTGTCTGTTCTGCCGGCGAACGAGCGCAACGCCGTGATACGCTTCCTCAGCGGGACAATGGAGCTGAAGACGCCTACCGCAAAGGCCGCGGCCGCTGCGGCCGGCGCCGCCGCGACAAAGGGCGCGGCTACAGCCGCCGCGCCGCCGAACGCCATGAACCGAGGCAACCAAAACGCTATGAGGCCGCGATGAAGGACGATGTAGAGGCGCGGCTGGACACGCATGAGGCGGTGTGCGCGGAGCGTTACCTAGGCATCAACGCGCGCCTGAAGCGCCTGGAGGGCCTGTTCATTGCCGGCGTCGGCGCGATCCTGACCGGTCTGGTGGCCATAGTCATACAGTTGAACGCATGGCGATAACGCACGCATCCCGCCTCAAGGGCGTCCACCCGGATCTTGTCCGCGTCATCGAGCGCGCAGGCAAGGACGCGGACTTCATGGTGATCGAGGGCGTCCGCTCGCTGGCGCGGCAGAAGGAGCTGGTGAAGGCCGGCGCGTCGAAGACGCTGCACAGCCGTCACCTGACCGGCCATGCTGTTGACATCGCCCCCCTGATCCGGGGTAAACTATGCTGGAGCTGGGACGTGTTCCACGTCCTGGCCCCGGTCATCAAGGCGGCCGCCAAGGCCGAAGGCGTGACCGTAACCTGGGGCGGTGACTGGAAAAATTTCCCGGACGGCCCTCATTGGGAGCTACCTAAATGAAGATGCTTTCTGCTGAACAGGTCGCAGGCGTCGTTCGCGCACTGGTCTCCGCCGTTGGCGGCTACCTTGTGGGCAAGGGCGTCATCGACTCCGAGACGGCTGTCGCCATCGCCGGCGCCGCCGCTACCATCGCAACGGCCGTCTGGTCCGTCTGGGCCAAACGCGCATGAAACTCCTGTCGGCCCTCTTTCTGATCCTCGCAGAGTTTCTTCGCATCATGCGGGAGAACAAGGTGAAGGAGGAGGGCCGCCAACAGGTGAAGGACATACTGGATGAGAACGTCAAGCGCGCTGACGATGCTACTCCCGATCCTGTTCGCGACCAGCGCCTGCGAGAACGTTTCGGACGTCGTCCGCCCGGTAGTGGTTGAAGGCGACTACTGCCGGATAGCGAAGCCGATCTACTACGACTACGAGAAGGACACGCCCGAGACGGTGGCGCAGATTGAGCGCCACAACTCTAGGTTTGTGTGCGTCTGTGAACAGGATTGTCCAAAGCCCGCGCCAGATACCACGCAGCCTTAGCCAGATCCTGCTGGCCGTTGTCTTTCTTTCCCGCCCGCGAGACGTACTTCATCACGTTGCCGAGGCAATAGCCGCGGAACTCCTCCGGCGTCAGCTTCGCTTGGATGAAGTCTATCGTCTCCATGCCGCCGTCGACGTAATGCGCCGGCCGATTGACTAGGTCGCTCATAGGTCCCCCAGCTCCGCCCGCAAGCGTTCCGCCTCCAATGCTCGATACTCTGTGAACCTATAAAGGAACCAAACACGGCGTTTTTCTGTTGTTCTCCGCCAGACCCAAACACGGCGTTTTTCTATTGTTTGCAGACAGACCCAACGGTCTGTCTCAAGTTTAACTGGACGCCACGCAAACCAACGCGTCCACGGATATTCGATTACCGGAATAAGTACTTCACGCTCGCTCATTCCTTCCCCCCCAGCTCCGCCCGCAGCCTCTCCACCTCAGCCCGCAAACTTTTAATTTCTACCAACGCTTCAGCAGCGTCTAACGGAATACCCATCAGCCGTAACACTTCTGAATCGGTAAGAGTGACTGGACTTCGTGATTGCACATGTTTAACCGCCTGCCATAGGTATAGAGGCGCGACTGTTTGTGTGTCGCTCATAGGTCCCCCAGCTCCAGCCGTATGCCTACCTTCAGCACCTTGCACAGCCGGTCCAGCCGCGACAGGGGCACGTTCTCGGGGTCGTCCAGCGTGCGCTTCAGCGTGTTGTGGCTGATGTTGCTGCGCTCCGCCAGCTCCTCCAAAGACCAGCCTTGCTGCTTACGCGCCGCCTTCAGTATCCCGCTTAGTGTCATGGGTTTCGGTGTCATACAGTCTCCCCCAATTCTCTCAGCCCATATGCCGCCAGCTGCCACACCCGCTCAGTGCCGGGGTCGGCGACAACTTGCAGCAGCACCTGCCGCAGCACGTAGACCTGCTTACGGAGCCTAACGATTTCGTCGATTAGGCGGCTTTCTTCCTCTCGCAAGTAATCCAATTCGGTCACGGATCTTCTCCCTTTCTACGTCTCTTGCTTCAGTCCACCCCAGCGCAACCTGCGCCAGTAGAGCATACGCCCGCGCTGTCTTCGCCACGTCCTTCGGGTCGTGCCCGATCTGTAGGTCATACTCGACCATACGCAGACCGAACTCGGCCAGCATCAGGGCTCGGGACAGATCTCTTTCCTTTCCCGCGCCACCCGCATCACGTTGACGCGCTGGTGCAGGCGCTTCAGGATCGCGATCCTCCGCGCTCCCTTCAGCTCTGCATCCAGCAGTTCCTGCACCTGGGTCTCGCTCAAACTCGCCATGTTCTCGTTCAGCCATCGCCAATTAACCCGCACGTAACTCCTCCAGCGCCACATCGGACACGGCGCGCTTGTCGGTCAGCGCCGCCCAGATACGTTGATCTACAGTGTCGACGGCGGTCAGGAGGTACACCCACACGTCGCGCGTCTGCCCGCCCCGGTGCAGACGCCCTATCGTCTGTTCGTACAGCTCCAGCGACCACGGGAGCGACACGAACACCATCTTGCAGCCGCCGTGCTGGAGGTTCAATCCATGGCCGGCGGATTTAGGGTGCACCAGCAGTAGCTCAATCCGACCTTCGTTCCAGCGGTCGATTGCGCCGGCGTCGTCGAGCGTCTGCGCGTGCGGATACCGCCGCAGCAGCTCCGCCAGCTCCTCTTTGTAGTTGTAGACGATAATGGTGCTATCGCGCTGATTTTCATTTAACAGCTCCTCCAGCCTGTCCCATTTTGACGTGTCGTACCAGTGCGCGGTCTGTTGCGTATCGAACCGCCCTGGCCGCGCGCTGGCGGTCTTGACGGTATGGTAGGCGAAACCCGACGCCATCTGTTGAAGCTTGTTGATCACGGCCGCCGCCGACATGGCGACGATGTGCTCCGTCCCCAGCTCCGCAACGAATTGCTTCTTCATCTGCTCGTACGGCCCGCGGTCGACGATCTCGCACGGCAGGTGGACGACGTGCAGCGCCGGCAGCTTGTCCGCGTAGACGCCGGGCTCAAGGACGAACGTCGCCGGGCGTATGCGCGCCATGACCTGTTCAAGAGCGCCCCTGCGGGCGTGCCACTCCCCGAACTCCGGGTTCACGGGTATGAAGTACTCCTGCATGAACGCGCCCTTCGAGCGCCCCAGCAGCTTCTGGTCGACGACGCGGCACTGGCCGAACACGTCTTCCAAGCCGTTTGAGGTGAACGAGCCGGTCAGGCCCCAGCGGACATTGACGTTGTCCAGCTGCGCCATCAGCGCCTTGAAGCGCTTGCCGGAAGGGTTCTTGAGGCGCGTCAGCTCATCGAACACAATCCCGTCAAACCCCGCTAGGTTGATCGTCTGAAGGTTGTCGTAATTAGTGACGACGACATGCGCGGTCTTGTCCGCGAACGCCTTGGCGCGCTGCGAGGGGGAGCCGACGGCCGCGACCAGACGCAGACCCGGCGCCCACTTCGGGGCCTCCGACGGCCAGACGCTGCGCGCCACGCGCAAGGGCGCGAGGACCAGCCACCGCCCGACGTAACCGTCCCGCACCATCTCCCACATCGCGGTCAGCGCGATTGCGGTCTTTCCGGCGCCCACAGGCGCAAGCACCATCGCCCGGTCATGGCCGTACAGGAAGTCGACGGCCTGTTCCTGATAGGGTCTAAGTTTTAACATGCGCCGCCCATCTATCCACTTCCTCTTTCGACCATAGTACAGTGTACTTTTGATTCAGCCGCGCCATGTCGGCCGCGAACAGATCTTGCAGCTTCGACATCGTCCCGTCCGGCGCCTTCAGCTCAACGAACCACGTCGTCCCGTCGGGAAAGCAGGCGATCCGGTCGGCGACGCCGCGCACGTTGCGCGACGAAAACTTCCACGTCTTCCCGCCCGCGCGGTTGACGGCCCAAATAAAATGTTGCTCGATCTCGCTTTCCCGCATATCCCCCCTATACAGGCGTACAGAAATCATGTACAGCCTCAAATCAACGAAAGGGAAAATAAAATGCACTCCAAGATTGTCGGCGGGTCAACAGCCAAGCGCGTCATGCACTGCCCTGGCAGTGTGGCGCTGGTCCAGCAGATGCCGCCCCAGCCGTCGTCACCTTACGCGGACGAGGGCACGCTCCTGCACGACGTCATGGCGTCGGTGCTGAACAACGACATGCCGCCCGACGTGTTCCTTGGCAAGCGCTATGGCACGGCCGAGCTGACCGAGGAGCTGATCGACACCAAGATCCTGCCGGCGCTGGCGGCGCTGGATGAGATCAGCACCAAGATGGAGTACGAGGTCGAGACCGTCGTCAACTTCGGCGACCTGTTGCCGGGCGTGTTCGGGTCTGCGGACCTGATTGGCCGCGATGGCGACCGGGCGCTGATCGTCGACTGGAAATTCGGGTCGGGCGTCATCGTGACCGCCGAGGAGAACGAGCAGCTGATGTTCTACGCGGCGGCGGCTCGCCGCACCGCCGCATGGGCGTTCGAGGGCGTGACCGAGGTCGAGCTGGTGATCGTCCAGCCGCCCGAGGTGCGCCGATGGGTGACGACGCTCGCCCGGCTCGACCGGTTCGAGGCCGAGCTGGTCGCCGCCGTCGCCGTTGCGTCGCGCCCTGACGCGCCTCTTGCCTCTGGCGAGCACTGCCGCTGGTGCGCCGCCAAGCCGCTCTGCCCGCTCCAGACCGGCGCCGTCGACCGCGCTCTGCGTGAGGTCGTCTCGACCATGCCGGTCGAGCGGATCGCGAAGTACCTGGCGCAGGCGGACATGATCGAGGAGTGGATCAAGGACTTGCGTTCGCTCGCCTTCCAGCTACTGATGGAGGGCCAGCAGGTGCCGGGCTACAAGCTGGTGCCGAAGCGCGCAACGCGCCAGTGGTGCAAGGACGAGGGCGAGGTCGCGGCGGCGTTGAAGGCGCTGGGCGTCGAGCCGTTTGAACAGAAGATCGTGTCGCCCGCAGCCGCTGAAAAGCTGTTGAAGAAGGCGAAGAAAGAATTGCCGGCGGACATGGTCGTGGCCGTGTCTTCCGGCGATACGCTGGCCCCGGACTCCGATCCGCGTCCAGCGTCCCAGCAGATGAGCCGCCTCAAGGCCGCTCTTGATAAGGTACAGTAAAATGTCGAACGTAACTGTGTTCTCTGGTGCTAACCTTCCTTCCGTCGCATCGCTCACACAAGCGCTGCGTAGCGTCACCGCCTCCGAAGGGACGGGCGTGGCCATCCTCAAGATGGACAAGACCGGCCATTGGGTGTTCGGCGCGGACCAGACGGAAGCCGAGGATGACGCGACCTGGGCCGTCAATCCTTTCTCCTTCGTCCACGGCTTCATCGCTTGGGGCGACGGGGAGGTGCTTGGCGAGAAGATGGTCCCGATCACGGACCCTCTGCCCGACCTTGGCATGGCGCCTCCGAGCGCCAAGCGGGGCTGGGAGAAGCAGGTCGGTCTGTCTCTCAAGTGCATGTCGGGCGAAGACGAAGGTCTTGAAGTCCGGTACGCCGCGACGTCCGTGGGCGGCCGCAAGGCCGTGCAGGCGCTGGCCATCGCCATCGCCGAGGCCGTCGAGAAGGACGCGACCAAACCGGTGCCGGTGGTGCTCCTGAAGAAGGAACACTACCAGCACAAGAGTTATGGGAAAATTTATACGCCGGTCTTTTCAATCCAGAAATGGATTGGTATGGATAACGGATCAGCTGCCCCCATAGCTGACGAGCCTCCGCCGGAACAGCGTCGTCGCCGACGCGGTTCGTAACGTGAGCGCAGGCGCCGGGTTTTCCCCCTTTTCCCGGCGCCTGCAACGGAGGCTAAAACATGTCTTATAGTGGCGTAATAGCAGTTTGGTTTTCGTGCGGCGTTGCCAGCGCGGTAGCGGCGAAGCTGACGCTAGACCGATTCGGAAGCACCAACGCAATACGAATTTTGAATAACCCGGTTGTCGAGGAAGATTATGACAACGTGCGCTTTCGCAACGATGTGCAGGCGTGGCTTGGTGCGCCCATAGAGATCGTATCCAACAAAAACTGGCCCGACGCGAGCGCCGCCGTTGTTTGGGAAAAGAGAAAATTCATGTCCGGCCCGTTAGGCGCGCCGTGTACTGCAGAGCTGAAGAAGGAAGCTCGGCAGCAGTGGGAGCGTGAGAACAAGGCGGACTGGCACGTTCTTGGCTTTACTGCGGACGAGCAGACACGACATAAACGGTTTGTTTTAACGGAGCGATCCAACGTCATACCCGTGCTGATAGACGCGGGTCTGACAAAAAAAGACTGCCACGCTTTGTTGCGTGCGGAAGGTATCGCGCCGCCTAGAGTTTACGCGCTTGGCTACCCTAACGCCAACTGCATAGGGTGCGTAAAAGCAACAAGCCCGACCTATTGGAATTTAGTTCGACAAAAACACCCGGAAGTCTTCGCCGCACGCGCGGCGCAATCTAGGCAGATTGGCGCGCGGCTGGTGAGGGTCAACAACACGCGCATGTTCCTGGACGAGCTAAACCCCGCCACTAAAGGGCGGAGGATTAAAAATCTCGACGTGGACTGCGGCGTTTTTTGCGAAGAAAAACCAAAAAATGCTCTGGATTGATTTCGAGACGCGGTCGCCGTGCGACCTGAAGGCCGAAGGCGTTTACAACTACGCCCGTCATGCCGACACTGAGGTGATCTGCATGTCCTACGCCTTCGATGACGGCGAGGTGCAGACCTGGCGACCCCCGGCGCGGTTCCCGGTCAACGTCTGGGCCTACTCCGGCCAGATCCGCGCCCACAACGCCGCCTTCGAGCGGCTCATAATGAAGTACGTGCTGAGGACGCCCCACAAGCTGGAACAGTTCTACTGCACCGCCACGCAGGCACGCGCCAACTGCGCGCCGGGCTCGCTGGACGACGTCGGTCGGTTCGCGGGCGTGTCGATGCGGAAGGACCACCGGGGCGCGCACCTGGTCCGCCAGTGCTGCATCCCGCCCTATTCCGAAGACCCGCGGGAGCTGGCCGAGCTGATAGCCTACTGCGAGCAGGACGTGCGCGCCATGCGCGCCGCCTCGCAGGCCATGCGGGAGCTGTCAGCCGAGGAGCTGGCCGACTACCACGTCAACGAGCGGATCAATGACAGGGGCGTGCGGCTTGACCGTCCCCTCGCCCTCGCCGCAGTGCAGTACGCGGCCATAGAGACGCGGGACATACAGGACCACGTCGTGCGGGTCACGAACGGCGAGATCACGAGCGTGCGCTCCCGCAAGATGACACAGTGGGTTTACGACCGCGTCGGCCCGCAGGCGCGCAAGCTGATGATGAACCAAGAAAAGCTATCAATCGACAAGGCCGTGCGCGGTAACTTGCTAGCGATGGAGGACAGCGATGAAATTCCTTGGCACGTCATGGAGGTCATCCAAGCCGCCGACGACATCTGGGCCAGCTCCGTCGCGAAGTTCCGACGCGCCGCCGACCTCGCCGACTACGACGACGAGCGGGTGCGCGGCGCCTTCGTCTTCGCTGGTGGAAGCGCTACAGGCCGTGCTAGTTCTTTCGGGCTCCAAGTCCATAATTTCCCACGCAAGGCGCTGAAGGACCCCGCAGCGGCGCGTGCTGCGCTCGTCGCAGGGCAGGACGTGACGCCGACCTACGGCGCGCGTGTCGCTGACGTCCTGAAGGGCCTGCTGCGCCCCTCCCTGATCCCCGCAGAGGGCCACGTGTTCGTCGTCGCCGACTGGTCCGCCATCGAGGCGCGCGTCAACCCTTGGCTCTCCAGCCGCGGCGACGACAAGTTGAAGTTGTTTGCCGAGGACATCTACAAGCACAACGCCGCCGCCACGTTCCGTTGTACGGTCGACGAGGTGACGGACGACCAGCGTCAGATCGGGAAGGTGCAAGAATTAGCGTGTGGTTTCGCCGGCGGCGTCGGCGCGTTCGCCGCGATGGGCCGGATTTACGGCTTGCACTTGCCCGAGTACGAGGCGCGGCGCATGGTCGACGCCTGGCGCCGGGCCAACCCGTGGGCCGTCCTGTTCTGGGCCGAGCTGGAGCGTGCCTACACCCGCGCCATGCGTAACCCCGGCCGGGAGTTCACCGCCGGCCGGATAACCTACATGTTTGACAACACGCATCTCTGGTACGCCCTGCCCTCCGGGCGCGTGCTCTGCTACCCCTACGCGCGTCTGGAGACCGACGGCGTGTCCTACGCCCGCGCTTCGTGGAAGCCCTCCGCCGACGCCAAGGAGTGGCCGCGTGCGCGTCTGTGGCGCGGGCTGGCGTGCGAGAACGTCACGCAGGCCACGGCGCACGACCTGTTGCGGGCCGCCCTCCGTCGCCTTGACGACGTCGTCCTCCACGTCCACGATGAGGTTGTTCTGGAGCGCCCGGCGGGCACGGCGCGAGAAGACGCAGCGCACCTACAGCTGGTGATGGAGCGAGCGCCGGAGTGGGCGGCCGGACTGCCTCTCAAGGCCGAGGCGAAGATCTTGGAAAGGTACGGGAAATGATTTCAACGCAGGCGTTTATAGATCACCTGGCCAGCCTCGCGCAGGACGGCGAGACGGCCCTACTCGTGCGCCAGCGCCCTCGCCAGCCTCTACAGTACCACGCCGACGGCGCGTGCGTGTCGACCCGGTCGGCCGTCCTGCCCGAGCAGGCCGAGCCTCAGCCGCGTGAGGCTTGGTACGCTGTCAACGGCGCGTTCATCATGTCCCGTTGGCCGCAGGGTCAGCCGTCATGGAAGGCGGAATTTGTTGATTATGTGATGTTCATGGTTCTGGACGACGTCGGAGTGAAGGCGAGCGAGCCTCCCCTCGCCCCTACGTGGATCATCGAGACCTCGCCCGGATCGTACCAGTGGGGTTACGTGTTCAGCGAGCAGCCGTCGGCGGCCGAATATACCGCCGCCTACCGCGCCATTGCGGACGCAGGCTTTACCGACCCCGGCGCGAACGGCCCCGCCCGCCTCTGCCGCATCCCCGGCTCGGTCAACCTGAAGCAGGGCCGCGACATGTTCGCCGCGCGTCTGGTGACGTGGGAGCCCTCGCGCGAGTACACTCTGGACGAGATCTGCGCTGCGCTAGGCGTCACGCCCGAGCCCGCCAGCACGGCCGTCCATCGCAGCGTGCGGGTTCGCGACACGGGCGGCGACACGGTGCTGGCGTGGCTGTCCGAGCATGATTTGGTCCTAAGCAAGCCCAATCTGGATGGGTGGCTGGGCGTCGTCTGTCCGAACCATGCCGAGCACTCGGACGGTAGCGTCGAGGGGCGATACCTTCCCGCGACGCGCGCCTACTGTTGTTACCATAGCCATTGCGCCGAGTTGAACAGCGCGGCGTTCCTGGCGTGGGTCGCCGACAACGGCGGTCCCAAGGCGAGCGCCGGACTGCGCGAAGAACTTGTCGCCGAACGCATGCGCCTCGTCGAGTCGACTTTGACGCCTGGCGACATGTTCTCCGACGACGC